TGGTTGCTGCCGTTGTATCCGGTCTTCGTGACCGCGACGTTGTAGGTCCCGGATGCCGGGACGGTGACGCAGCACTGGCCGCTGGCGTTGGTGGTGCAGGTGCCGATCGTGGTCGCGCCCTGCTTCACCGTGACGGTAGCGCCCGAGACGGCAGCGCCATTGCAGTCGAGGACCGTCACGCATATCTGACAGCCGGAGCAATTACAGCAGCCGCCTGGACTGAGGAAGATGGATCCAGCCATCAGCAGTCCGCCGCAATCAGCCAGTAATTGCCGTCGATCCAGGCGACCTTGATCGTCTTGCTCACGGCGATCGGGGCGGAGAGGCCGTGGTCGTTGCAGACCGTCACGTTCACGAAGTCGGGATTGGTCTCAATGGTGCTGGTCATCGCGGCGGGATCCCAGCGGTAGAGCGTCGCCTGGCCGGCGGTGCTGGGAGCGCCGATCGACCCGGTGGGGATGGCCGTCGTCACCGTGGCCCGGAAGATGGTGCCGTAACCAGGCGCGTACGCGGCACCAGCCGCCCCGTGCCAGTAGGGGGTCTTCTCCACCCGCCGCACCGCGTCGGCGATCCGCTTCGCGACCGGCTTGGTGAACGTGACGGGTGCCTTGGGCCTCGAATCGATGCCCATCAGGAGCCGCCCGCTCCTGGGACCGACTTGTAGTTCAGGATGTCCTTGTCGATGTTCAGCTTGTCGAAGTCGGCGGACGGGTAGATCTGGAAGTCGATGTAGTGCGGCTGACCCGCCGCACCCACGTAGCGCCCGCCCGTCGTCAGCATCACGGGGCTGGTGACGGGGGTGTTGTTGATCATGATCTGGGCAGGGTTGCCGTTGATGTCGATCTGGCGGAGGCCCGCGTTGAGCACGGTCTCAAACCAGCCGTTGACGAGGATGTTCCCGCTGGCGTCGATCTGGTACTCGCGGATCTCGAACTCGTAGGTGACCTCGGCGTAGTATCCGTAGTCCGCGTGGTAGACCTTGTCGGCCGTGATGTCGTGGCACTTCACGGTGTTGGGGTCATACCCCAGGAAGGGCCCGGCGTTGACGTGGTCCTTGAAGGTCTGGGCGAGGCTGGCGTCGAACGAGGGCTCGTTGCGGGTGATGGTGAGGAGCGGCCTCGAGTCGTCGCGCTTCAGCGGCGGGTCGAAGGGGTCGTTGACGGTGTTCGTGATCGGGTTGCCGAGCGCGTCCTTGATGCAGAACCGCTCGAACTTGTTGGAGCCCCAGTGGACCTTGGGCGGGACGGCGAAGGGGTCGAAGCGGCCGTCGCTCGCGGCCTCGGTGGTGGCTCCGCCCTGGGAGGTCCAGTCGAAGGGGCCGTACTGGAGCGTGACCTTCCACTGCTTGCCGTCCTCGGCCTCCTCGCTGCAATCCATCGACTGGATGAACGACGCATAATCCCACTCGACGGCCGTGGTGGTGAGGGGGAAGCGGTAGAAGTCGCCGTTGCGCAGGCCGAGCCCCCGCAGGACCGCGCGCGGTCCCATGTTGGGGTCGTCGGTCAGGACCCGCAGCTCGAGCTTGTACTGCCTGCCGGACTGGCCGCTCCAGGAGATGGACCGGCCACCCTTGAGGTCGTAGATGGCGAGGATGTTCATACGGGGGGAAGTGGCTAGGGGCTAGTGGCTAGTGGCTAGTGAAGAGGGGAGCGGAGGGGCAGAGTTGAGGCGTGTGGCTTTGCATTTACTAGCCACTCGCCACTAGCCACTCGCCACTACAGAGTGTTGATGGCTTCGTAACCCATGTCGCCGCCGTCGCTGGCCAGCGTCTCCGTGGCGGTGGCGATCCGCTCGAGGGCGGCGACGGTCTTCTCGCTGTTGGCGGCGACCTTTTGCATGTCCTTCTCGGAGCCGATGCCGTACTTGCTGCGGAGGATGGTCGAGGCCGCTTCCTTGGTGCCGACTCCCATCGCCTCGGCGAACTCCTTCTTGGGGTTCTTGACCTTCTTGTCGGTGACGTTGACGTGGGAGCCCAGGGCTGCGTTCATGATGCTCTGGCGGTCGCCGGCGATCTTCTGCTTCGCCTTCTCGAAGGCGGCGTTGATCCCTTCCGAGGACCAGGGCTTGGCCCAGTCCTTCTTGAGGTCGGCGAACTCCTGCTGGGCGGTATTGTGGAGGTCGTCGCCCCAGGTCTCGAGGAAGTCACTCAGCCCCGTGGACTTGCCGGTCATCTTCTCGACGAAGTAGTCGAGCCGCTGGGCGAGGAAGTTGAGGCCGTCGACGATGTACCCGATCCCTGACGTGACGATCGCGCGGAACCCGTGAAAGGCAGCGCCCACCACTTGCCAGGTGTCGGCGATGAAGCCGATCGCACGCTGGAGAAAGCCCATTGAGTCCACGGTGCCCTTGATGGACTCGAGCGAGGACTGGCCCCACTCCTTGGTGGATCCACTGAGGTCGTCCCACCACTGCTTGGCGGCGACGACGGCGGTGTTTAGCTCGGCGAAGAACGGCTCGACGACCTCGGGGAGGGTCTGGCCGATCAGGATCTCGATCTGCTCGATGCGGCCGCGCAGCGAGTCCCAGCTCGCGCCTGAGTCCATCGCCCGCTGGTCCATCGTGGCGATGATGTCGGCACCGCCCGACATGAGGGCGTTGAAGCGCTCCTGAGTGCTCATCGTGGCGGAGACGTTGATGCCGAATTCCTTCACGCCCTTGGCCTTCCCCATGAGTCCCATCTGGATCCGGCCGAGGGCCTCCTCGAACTTGATCCCCTTGAACTGGGCGATGGCCTGGGTGAGGGTTAGGAGCTGGGTTGTCATGCCGGCCGCTTCATCCTCGGAGGTCCCCATCGCCTTGAAGATGCCGCCGAGCTTCGTGGCGGCGGAGGTGAAGGTGATCTCGCTGACGCCGAACGCGGCGTTCATCTTCTCGGCCTGCTCGACGATGGTGCCGGAGGCGTCCCCAAACATCGTCTGGAGGCGCTCGACGTTGTCGGAGAGGTCGTCGGCGAGGCCTGCGAAGTGCCCCAGGGCCGCGACGCCGGCGCCGGCGAAGCTGCCCGCGATGAGGGAACCCACGCCGCCGAGGCTCTTGACGAAGCCGCCCACCATGCCCTGGGCCTGCTGAAAGCCCTTGGCGAGCTTCTCCGTCGCTGCGGTCATCGCGATGTTGATGGTGCCGATGAGGGCCACTGGCTAAACTCTGCTTCGGGGGGTGAACGATGCGAACTGAGGACTTTTTCCGGAAGGCAACGCCGGGGCGGATGGCCCCGTTGGTGGTCTACTCCGAGGACAGGAAGAACGTGCGGATCGTCTGGAGCCTCGACGATGGCGACCTGGTGCTCCATTGCCCGGCCGAGATCGCCGAATCGCGGTGTCGCGACATAGTGGCTCGGATAGACAAGATCCGGCGGGCGAGCTGCCTGCTCGATCTGCTTAATGCGTTCGAAGTACTCGAAGAGCTCTAGCGCTTCTCCGCCTCGCGGAGGGTTCCGTCGAGCATCTCTTGCATGGTCCTGTCGCGGGCCTCTGGCCCCTTGCCGTCGTAAGCCGGGCGCATGAAGGCTTGACCCGGGGTCCACTCGACCACGGCGGGGTAGAACACCTTCTTCCCCTCGGCCGAGGTTTTGGTCAGACCTTCGGCGTTGCCGACCTGGACGTTGAGGCCGACGCGGCTGCGGGACCGCTTCATCGCCTTCAGCTTCAGGTGCTCCTTGGTGAGTCCGGTGAGGACTGGCACCCTTGCCTGGGCGTCGGCGAGGACGAGCTTCATGCCCTTGCGCATGGCGGAGCGGAGGACCTTCTTCTGGATCCTGGGGAGCAGACTCTTGAGCCTGCGGTCGATCTCCTTGTCGCCCGTGATGACGACCAGGCCGCTCTTAGCCACCGAACATCTCCTTGACCGCCTCGACCGATTCCTCGGGGGAAAGCCGCTCTTGCCTGGAGGCGTGGCGCGGGCGGGGGATGAATTCCTCGGTCTCGCGCCGCCGCCTCGACCAGGTGTTTGCCGTCACGGCGCAGATCTGCGCCCCGATCCAGTAGGGGTCGGCGAGCGGCTCGAGCTGGAAGTAGGCCAGAAGCTCGGACCACTCGGCGGAGTCCAGGGTGTCCTCCAGCTCGCCAGGCGTGCGGCCGATGGCCGTGGCGTAGCGGATGAAAAGCCGGCGTTCCGGCCGGCTCAGGAGTTTCCCTTGAGGTCCTCGATGGCCTGCGAGGACAACTGGTTGACCTCGACCGCCGCCTGCACGATCGGCTCGAGCACGGAGGCGGGCAGAGCCGACAGGGCCGGGATGTCACCAGGCCCGAACAGGAGCTGGCCCACGGCGTCGCACACCGTGGCCGCTGCGAGCCGCGCGCGGAAGTCTTTGTCCTTCGATTTCGTGTGCGCGACCTCGAAGGCGTCGCGCTCGCCTGCGGTCATGGCCTTGATGCCGACCTCGCCGCCGAGCTCGGCGACGTTGACCACGCGCACCTTGGGGGCGCGCGCGGCGAGGATCTCTGCTTTCGAGAGCATTGGAACTCCAGGAAATGACGAGTGGCGAGTGGAAGGAAATGGGATCGCGTGAAAGGTTGCGGCTCGCGACGGGGGACGGTGGCGTTTACTCGCCACTCGCCACTCGCCACTCGCCACTCGCCTCTACCCGATCAGACCCACGTCAGTGGCCCGGTGAGCTGCACTTCGATATCGGCGGTGAGGTTCTCCTCGGGACCGCCGGCGGAGGGGGCGAACTTGGTCAGGAAGCCCTGGATCGTGCAGGTGTGCGTCGAGCCGCCGGTGCTGAAGGTGATCTGCCAGCCATGAATCGCCGGCGTGCCTTGCAGGGTCTCGAGCTTCTGGTGAGTCGTGGCATCGGTGGGGTCGAACTCGATCGAGAAGCTGATCGTGCCCGGATCCGGCAGGGTTGGCCGGTAGGTCTTGGCGGTGCTCGAGAGGTTCGTGGTCTCGGCCGAGCCGACGGCGGCCTCGGGGCCGGAGATCGAGAGGACCTGCCCGATCACGACGTAGGTGCCGGGCGTGGTGAAGTCACAGCCCAGGGTCGTACCGAGGGCGGGCCAAACAGTGAGTGGCATGGGAGGGGGTCCCTGGGATGGGTCAGGAGGTCAGGGGGCGAGAGATGCGGGGAGCGTGACTTGGTGGTTGATCTGGTAGCTGAAGCCGACCTCGTAGATCCACTGGTCGGTGCCGGCCCTGGGCTCGTGCGGGGTGTCGATCTCGTCCTCTTGCAGCGAGGCGGTGACGACGACCGAGCCGATCGTGCCGGCGAAGCCGTCGAACCGGCCGCGGATCGTCTCGCCGACCTGGTCGGCCCCGGACTCGGTGAACGACCACGCGGAGAGGCGGACGCGGGCCTGGGAGGTGCCGTCGGAGCCGGCGAGGTTATGGCCGTAGGGGCGTGAGGCCAAAGAGTAGGTCACGGCCGGGAGCGTCGCCGACTGCGGGAGTGCCCCTTCGTAGATGCGGGTACCGACGAGCGCTGTGAGGGCCGTGGAGTTCGTCAGGCGAGCGTACACGGCCTGGCGGAGCTGGGCTGCGGTGAGGCCTCCGTCGGCCCCCAGCGATGCGGGGAGCGTGATGCGGTGGTTCACCCGGTAGTCGCACGCGGTCTCGTAAATCCACTGGTCGGTGCCGGCCTTGGGCGGGTGCGGGATGTCGAGTTCGTCCTGCTTGATCGAGGCGGTCACCGTCACGCCGTTGATCGTGCCGGTGAAGCCGTCGAACCGGTCGCGGATCGCCTGCACGAGCTGGTCGGAGCTGGACTCGGCGAACGACCAGGCAGAGACCTGGATCCGCGCGGCGGAAATGCCGTCGGAGCCGCCCAGGTTATGGCCGTGCGGGCGGGTCACCACCCAGAACGTGAGGGCCGGGAGCTGGGCCGACTGGGGGAGCGCTCCGAAGTAGATCCGGGTTCCCACGATGGCGGTGATCGCCGACGAGCCGCTCAGGCGCGCGTAGACGGCCTGGCGGAGGAGCTGGGCGCCGACGGCACCGCCGCCGCCGCCCATGCCGAGGTTGGAGAGCCACCAGAAGAACACAGGGCGTCACACCACGACGTAGGTCAGCTCGCCATCGACGGCGATGGCGGCGGAGAGGTTCAGGTTGAGGGCGTCGCCCGCCGCCGTCTGGAAGAGGCCCACCGGGCAGTAGGCTCCGCCTCCACTGGCGTAGGTCGTGAGGTAATGGAGGCCGCTGATATCCACGTTGCCGGTGGAGCTCTGCCACTTCGCGTTGACGAGACCGTTGGCGGAGATGCGGTACCGTAGCACGCGGACCCGCTTCGAGGCGGTCGCCGCGACGATGTTCGCGTTCACGCCGGAGGCGCTCACCGAGAAGCGGGCGAACTGGGGCGTGAGGGCGGAGGTCCCGTTGTAGACCGTCGAGGTCTCGCCGCAGGCGGAGACCTGGCCGAGGAGGTTCGTGCCGGCCGGCAGGGCGTTCGTGATCGCGGTGACCGCCGTCACCGTGCCGATGTTCCAGGTCCCGGTCTGACTGGCGAGCACCCGCATGTTCCCGGCGGTGTCGAGCGAGACCGGCGAAGTCTGGCCGGTGGTGTACGAGGGAGCCGAAGTCGTGACTGCGCCCTGGGCGAGAGGTCCCTTCTGCCCCGAGGTGGCCGAGGCCTGGTTGACCAGCAAGCCGTTGACGCTGGTGTCGAGCGCCAGTCCGCCCGTCGTGCCCACGTTCGCCGTGACCGTCCAGGTCCCGCCCTGAGTGGCGAGCGTGCGGATGTTCCCGGCCGTGTCGATCGAGATCGGGGAGGTCTGGCCGGTGGTGTACGTGGGGGCGGCGGTCGTGACTGCGCCCTGGGCGAGGTGGCCCTTCTGCCCCGAGGTGGTGGATCCCTGGGCGACGACCAGGCCCGAGACTGTCGCGTCCAGCGCCAGACCGCCCGTCGTGCCCACGTTCGCGGTCACGGTCCAGGAACCGCCCTGAGTGGCGAGCGTGCGGATGTTCCCGGCCGTGTCGATCGAGATCGGCGACGTCTGGCCGGTGGCGTACGTGGGAGCTGCGGTCGTGACTGCGCCCTGGGTGAGGATCCCCTTCTCGCCCGAGGTGGCCGAGCCCTGGGCCACGACCAGGCCGGAGACGGTGGCGTCGAGGGCGAGCCCGTTCGTGGTGCCGACGTTCGCGGTGACGGTCCAGGTGCCCTGCTGGGCGACCGGCAGGCCGAACGAGGCGGTGACCGCCTGGAGCACGTTTGCGCCCGGGCTGATGGTGGTCGCGTAGGCGACCACGCAGGCGGGCCACTTGGTGCCGCCAGCCTCCGAAAAGTCTCGGATCGTATCGCCGCCGGATCCGGCGTTCAGAACTGTGTTGTCAGCCATGTCAGTAAGTCAGGACGTCTAGCGTCTCTTCCATTTCGCCGGGCCAGAGGAAGTACGTGATGCCGCCCGCCGCCGCATGGGCGAAGCGGAGGAGCCAGCCCTGCGGGATGAATATCTGCCAGGGGTTCTCAGTGATGCTCACGATCTCGTCGTTCGAGAGCACTCGCGTCCAGATGTAGACATACGAGAGGCTTCCGTTAAGAAAATAGTTGGTCCCGTTGTCGTACTGGCCGAGGTTCAGGTTCGTGTTCGCGTCGGCGGGCGGGGTGGTGAGGCTGTTGATCGTGGTCGTGATCGGAACGCCGTCCTGCCAGAACTGGCAGGGGGTCCCGCTCGTGGCTCCGGTGTCCGTGATGCCCCAGGTGTACCACTGGCCAAGGTTGAGGCTAACCGTGCTCTTGACGCGATCCGACGCCGAGTTGCCCCGCCAGGTTAGCGCGGTGGTGCCGGCGAGGTAGAGGAGTTCCCATTGCGCGTTGACGTTGGACCGTTCAACGAGCATCTGGTTGACCGAGGTCGAGTTGAAATGAAACCGCACCAGCACCGTCTTCGGTGGTCCCGAGAGCTGCGGGACCGCGAGCACGGTCTTGGAGGTCGTGCCGTTGTAGGCCTGCGCGTACCCCTCGGGCGCGACATCGGCCGTGACATTGGCGTTGGTGGCGATCGTGCCCGAGACGAGGTCCTGCGCCGGGATCGCGCCGCCGGCATTCATCGGGATGCAGACGGCGAGCCCGTTCGTGATCGGGTGCGTCCAGTCGATCTCCGTGCCCGGCCACGGCTTGACTTGCCAGGGTGCCCATAGTCCCATCGGTCAGACCGCCGTTACCGTGCCGCACTCGGCCGTGCAGGTCGAGGTCGTGCTGGTGCCGCCCGAGCCGATGGTGAACGCGATCTTCACCTTATTCGCCGTCGTCGGAACCGCGATCGTCAGGTAACTCGTCGTGGAGGTCACAGGCCCCGGATAGGCTGGCCCGTTGAAGTACGTGGTCCCTCCGTCGGGGCTCCACTGGACCTGGGCGGTCGCGGCCGTCGTGCGCGTGCCGTTCTCGGTGAGCGACACGAACATCTCGCTGAGGTACGCGCCGGAGACGTCCTGCGCGGTCGAGGTCTGCGTCGTCGTGACCGCGCTTAGGTGGGTGCTTTCTGCTTTGGTGATGGCCATCGATCAGCTCAGCTCGCGAGGTCGTCGATCGACTGGTTGTAGTTGGCGGTTGCCACGGCCGCGTTCCCGAAGAAGTTCCCGAGCTGCTGGAGCATGACCACCGCCGAGACGAGCTTCGCCTCCGGCCGGTTGATGCCGCCGGCGATGATGGGATTGGCGGTGTTTGGCGCGCACTTGCCCCAGCTCGCGGTCGCGTTCGTCGTGCCTCCGTACGGGGATCCCAGCACCCAGGAGGTCCCGGATCCGGAAACCACGAGGTAGTAGGAGTTGGTCGGATCGCCGGTCACGACGATATAGGTGCCGGCGAGGGCCGTCTGGCTCGCGGAGAACGTCACCGCGGCGGATCCGGCCGTCACGCTGACCGTGCCGGATCCGGCGGTCTGATCGATGAGCCCGATCGTCCCGTCGGCGTTCTGCGTCCCGGTCGGCATCGCTGACCACGTCGCCGAGTAGGACTCGGAGTTGTACTTGGTCAGGAAGGCCTGCGCGGCGTCGCGCACGCCCTTGATCGTCTGCACGAGGTTCGTGAGATCGCTGGCGGCCTGGATCGCGGCAGCTTGCTTGGTGGTTGGCATCGAAGGCTCTCGAGGTGATCAGATCAGATGGAGAGGAGCTTGTACTGGAGGGTGGTGCCGACGGTGGTCGTGATGTACCAGACCGTCGTGTCGGACAGGGGGCAGGGGAAGTACCCTTCGGACACGCTCCAGACGAGGGGACTCTGGGGCTTGAGCGTGATCGTGTAGGTCGGGGAGCTGGTGCTGTTGGCCTTGATGGTGAGGCCCTTGTCGCTCCACAGGAAAATCGACCGGAGGTTCGCGGCCGTGAACCCGACGGTGAGGGCCTGGTTGGTGAGGCTGGCCCCGTAGTTCACGTTGCCGGTGACCAGGTTGCTTCCGATCTCCGTCTGCGAGCCGTAGAGCGGCATGCCGCCCCGGTCGCTGTTCACGGAGGCGTTGAGCTTCTGGTTCAGCCCCGCGAGGGCAAAGATCGACCCGGCACCGGCGTCCTGGTGCTGGACTGCGCCGCCGTCCAGGTAGAAGGGCGTCGAGGCGAGCGAGGGGAAGGTCTGGCCGAGGACGCCCAGGCCGCGCAGGGCGAGCCCAGCGCCCGAGGTGGCGTTGGGGGCGAAGTTGGCGGCGGAGGTCGCGGCGGGGGCTGTCAGTGCCTCTCCGGTGAGCGCCTGGAATCCGAGCAGGTTGCGGGCGGTGAACTGGGCGTCGTAGTCGGCCGTGTTGCCGTGGCCGGCACACGAGACGAGTCCGGTCAGGTGCTTGTCCACGACGGAGGTCGAGCCGGTGTATCCCTTCTGGGCGGAGTTCTCGGCGAGGCAGTTAAGGCCCAGTCCAAGGGTGCCGAACCCGAAGCCGCCGGTGCCGTCGGAGCCCCAGGTGGTGCAGTTGATACACAGGCTGAACGACTCGAACCCGCCGTTGGATCCGCTGGCGGCGTTGCCGCCGACCACACAGAACAGGGCGGTGCACGGCCTGGTGCCGGCGAGGATCCCTCCGGGACAGTTGATCGAGTTCGAGAACGCGATCACGCAGTAGGCCCCGAGCGTGATCCCGCTCGTGGTGCAATTCAGGGTCTCGGAGCACACCACCTGCGAGATGTTGTAGGTGGTGATCCCGATCGCGTACGCGGTCACCCGGCAGTTGAACACGAACAGGCTGTTGATCGTGGCGGCGAAGCCGTCGATGCCTGTGCAGCCGGTGAACGCGCCGGGGTTCACGAAGTCGATGTTGAAGACGCCTTGCGCCCCGGTGGTGGGCTTGAACGCCGTCACCGAGTTCGCGGAGGGCTTGAGCTGCGGGCGGGTGTCCAGGTTGTACTTCGCCCTGGTCGTGCTATAGCCGATCAAGGAGCCGTTCGTCGCGGAGATGAACGCCGTCGTCGCCGCGAGCGTGTAGGCCGTCCCGTTGTTGTGCAGGTAGGTATCGCGCCCGCCGCTGTTGCTGGCGAGGCTCTGGGCGTAGGTCGCCAGTGACCCGCCTGCGCGGCCCGTCATGCCTGACGCTGCGGCCGTGGAGCATGTCGCCTGGAGCGTCCAGGTGTTGGTCCCGGTGTTGACGCTCGTGATCAGGTACAGGCCCGGCGTGAAGTTGGTGCCGCCGGTGATGTTCACCGTGTTGCCGACGTCGCCGGCCAAGACGGTATAGCCCGTGATCGTGATCGTGGCCGACGCGCCCGAGGTCGTGGCGGTGATCGTCGTGCCGTTGAAGACGATGGTCTTCGCGCCGGCCCCCTGGGTATAGTCCGTCCCCGAGAGCGTGGGGTCGCACCCGCCCCCGTTGGCGTCGTTGCCCAGCAGGTTGTCCACCTCGAAATCGGTGGTCGCTGATATGTTTACGGCCATCGATCAGATCAGGTGGAGAGGAGCTTGTACTGAAGCCGCGACGCGGCGGTGGTGGTGAGGTACCAGACCGTCGTGTTCGTGTTCATCGGGTTCGTGTAGTAGCCCTGCGAGATGCTCCAGACGAGCGGGCTCCCGGGCTTGAGGACGATCGTGTAGGCGGGGGAGCTGGTGCTGTTCCCCTTGATCGTCATGCCCTTGTCGGAGACCAGGAAGATCGACTGGATGTTCGCGGCGGTGAAGCTGAGCGTGAGGGCCTGGTTGGTCACCGAGGCCCCGACGGTGATGTCGCCGGCGATCTCGGTCGCGCCCACCTCGGACTGGATCCCCTGGAGCGGGGAGCCGCCCTGGTCGCTGGTGACCGAGTAGGTCTGCTTGTGGGTGATGCTCATGGCGTGTTAGCTGCCGGCGGCGTCGCCGGCTTCCGCGTCGTCGCGGCTCCGGATCAGGGATGGACGTACTCTTCGCAGATGAACTCGTACTTGCGATTCCTCTCCTCCACGTTCTGGAATGAGAGGATGTTGATGATTCGCGAGTCCTTGACGAGCTGGAACCGCATGCGGGGATTGGGGAGCGTTGCGCCCCCCTGCCACCGGCAGGAGACGATGTGGGTGGCGGTCGCCCAGTTCTGTTTGACGTTCAGCAGCTCGGCCCCTCTGAGGAACCTGACCTCGGCCCAGAAGGTCGCGAGCGCGACCCAGCTCTGGGTGGGCTGGCCATAGGTGTCGAGCGTCTCGACGAGGTCCTGGAGGGCGACCCGCTGGCGGTAGCTGCCGACTTGCTGGCTGCGCATCGTTGCGTCGGTTTAGGGGTGTGATAGTCTGGTGGGAGCGATGAGGCCGTGGCCCCATTGAAG